AGCCTTATCACGAACTGACAGCCCGTTTGAGTCTAGAGGCTCAATACGCTCAGGGCGCCCAGCTTCAGCTACACGAGTAACAGTTCCACTGTTGCTCGGATATACAGTTCCACCTTCAGCAAGATTAGGAATCCTAGGGAAGCCGATAGAGCCTCCGCCAAATTGACCAACCTTAGGCAAGGTAAAGTTAACCTTACCTAGCGTGCTGTTCCACAGATTGATGATTCCGTTTATTGCCCCACGTACTACCGAGATTACTCCAGAGAAGGCAGTTGATACTGCGCCGGCTATGCTACCAAACACACCGCCTAGTCTTCCTACTGTTGTAATAAGACCTACGATTGCGCCTGAAACTACTTTAATTGCATTAACTAGCACAAACTTTAGAACAGGAACTACTGTGATCGCTAGAATATCTCCAATAGTCTTAAATATCTTAGATGTACCTTTAAGAGCAGGCTCTAGTCCTTCAAACGCGATCTTGATAGAGTCAAACGCTTCAGAAAGCGCGCCTCCTACAGAAGACATTAAGCCAGAGATAGCGTCACGGAACTGCTCGCTATTTTGATAAGCTAAATAAAGAACGGCAACAACAGCAGCAATAGCAGCAACCGCTATCAGTACAGGAGCGCTTATTCCAGCTATAGTAGTAATAAGAGGCTCAAGTGCAAGTTTAACTGCACTGATAGGGTTTAGTAAAAATCCTAGAACCTTAGCTATTGCTAGGAACGATCCTGCAATAACTTTTCCTGCAAAAACTAGGGCGCTTGAAATAAGGCCCACTGCGCTAAAGAACGCAAGAACTTTTGCTGCGTTATCAAAGAACTCTTTCACCGCTGGATTAGAAAGAGCGTTAGTCACGGCCACTAAAGCCTGAGTAAGAACCGTCCAAAATACTGTAATGGCGCCAGAAGAAATAGTAACCTTTGTAAACTCAGCAAACCCTACTAAGAACTTGGCAAAAGATGGTGCAGATTTATTAAGTTCTTTGAGTACACCGCCTAGGATTGGCGCTGCTTCTTTTAGAATGTCCCAGAACACCTTGATGTTTGGATCAGCTCCAGCCTTAAGAATTTCTTTAATGAACGCACCGAGGCTGCTAAGGACTGCCTTAGAATTTTCAGCCACGCCCTTGAAATAATCGGATAGAGCGTCCTGCCCAGCAACGCTACCAGAGAACTTTTCAAACTCTGCTGTTACGTCCTTAAAGTAGTCAAGAAGAATATATCCTCCACCACCAGGTGTAAAGTTTGCTTTTGTTATGTTAACAATTCCACTAATGGCATTTCCAAAAACTGCGCCAATCCTAGCTGCAATGTCTCCAGCCTTGTCAAACATTATTTGAAGTTCGCCTGTTGCTTCCGTAGCGTCAAGGTACGTTGCCCAGCCGGCTGTCTTCTTTTCTAAAAACTTATTAAATTTATCTGCTAGAGGCTGAGCTGAAACAAGAGTTGACAAGAAGCCGTCGTATAGGCTACTCACTGTTCTTGCGTAACTTTCTATGTTGGCTCCAGCATTTCTAATAACTTGCTCTAGATCACCAATGTTTTCAATATCAGTGATAGCTTCTGTTATAGTACCAAACGACTTACCAATGCTGTCTCCAAGTTCTGTAAGAACTGGTTGTAGCCCAGGGAAAAGTTTTGTACGCAACCTTTCAAGGCCAGACTCAAGTTGGCTAAATAGCCTAGTTCCAAGTGCCTCACGCAGCTCTTTAAGAGACGGCATGAACGTATTGACCATGTACTCAACAAAACCTTGAGCTTCCTTAGAGAGATCAGACATAGCGTCTGTGTAGGCCGTGTCAGCAGCTCCTCCACCTCTGGCTTTCTTTAGAGCTTTTTCAGCTTCTGCTTGTTCTAATACAGCGTCCCTTTGACTTTTTACAGCGTCTAGGTATGTTTCTGTTACTTCATATTGTTCCACGCCTGCTTCAGCTGCTGAGTCACGAAGTCGTTCTTGCTCTTCACGAAGATCTGCGTTACGGTCCTTCGCCTTACGAAGATTGAGCTCGGCTTCTTGAAACGCAAGAGCAGCTTCTCTTCTTGCGCGTGAGTTAGGAGGTAGGTCTTGAGAACGCTTAAGTGTTTCACGTGCCTTTTCAAGCTCAATTGCAGCTTTCTTTTCGCCGAGCGCTGCGTCCTCTGCATCAAATCCAAGTTGTTGAATTTCTTCATTAGCTTCGCGGACTGCTTTAGTAAAGTCCTCCTGCGCTTCTGTAACTCTTTCGGTAGCACGAAGAAGGCGCTGATTAGCAGCTGCTATAGCTTCTAAATCTTTTGTAGAACCTTTTTGAAGCTTGCTTCCAGCAGAAATTGCTGCGCCTACACCTTTAAGTGCTGTAGTCAAACCTATGGCAGCGATGACTACGGAGGTGAGCGCGGTAGCAAATACAATTGCAGAAGGTGCTGCTGCAACAAGTGCAGAGCCTAGTGATACAAGTCCGCCTGCTAAAGCTCCGATGGTTGAAACAAGTACAGAAAGTATCGGTCCTAACGTGTAGCCCGTGCGCACCAGAGACTGGAATTGCTTTCTTGCTGCAAGAGCTTGCCTGTCAAAGTTACTTAACGCACTTCCCATTCCGCCGCTTAATCCGCTTCCAAACCCGCGGGAAAAAGATTCTCCAACGGACTTACCGTCCTTGTTAAGATCAATACCACTTGCTGCCTTGCGGACATCACTTTCAAAGCCAGAAGTTATTGCCTTAACAACGATGTATGCATCACCTACTATTGCCATTTACTCACCTCCTTTCTTTTAATAGCATCTACTACCTAGATAATGGTTCTTCTATTACCGAGCCAAAAGGTCTTGACATTGCCGCGTTTACCGGTGTTGCTGGAACGAATGACTTTGTTGGTCCTTTTAGAGGATCAAAAGGAACTAAAGTTTCTTCATCTTCGTACGGACTATCAAAGTCTTTTGAAATGCTGCCACTTGCAGAAGAGTATTCAGAGCTTCTGCGTGAAGTAGCATACTTGTAATTTTGACCGTAAAAGTCTTGGTAAAGAATCTCGCGAGTGCGGCTACGTCCATCAGCTTGCTCAGCTGAAGAATAGTTCATATCTTCTTCTATAAAGTAATGAATAACGTCTAACATGTCAGATGCTTCCATTTCTCTTAGATTAAGATTATTCACGAGTGCTTTTCCGTTTATGTATGGCCAGAGGTCAATTCCCCAAGTTAGGAGACTTCTGGCTCCCCTTCCGGGCGACCTGCGTACACCTCAACAAGCCAGCCTGAAATTTCGCCAAGTGTTTCTACTGTAACGATCTTGTCTGGGCTCTCGATGAGAGAAGAGAAACGAGAATAGCTTTCTGGCAAAAGAACCTGCTCAAAAAACATGTTAATTGTCTGTGCAGATTCTGCTGGGTCATTTCCGCTTGAACGAGCAACAAGGTCAAGAAGCGTCTTGCCTTGAAGTTGCTCACGGCAAGAAAAATCTTCACCGTGAAGCTTGAATGTCACTGGCTCTTTTTCACCAGCGTTTTTACCAGAGCCAAAGTCTCTGTATTTAGTCATTTTTTCTTCCTCCGTTTTGCGTTTGTGTCTTTATTAAGACGTTTGTCTTAATAGTTATCTTATCAAATAAAGGTTGTCCGCAAGGAACTTATTAGGCTTAGTTCCAGGGTGTCTTACAGACCTCGTGTACACTATGCGACCTCTAGAACTAAATCGAAGAACCTCTGCTCTATTGGGAGTAATAATATGAGGTCGAGTTCCTTCATGGTGGGCGAGAGCGTACCTAAGCGGAGACCCTATGGTCATACTTTGGCCGTACACTGCTCGTGACTGCGACATACCTATAGAAGTTTTTAATCTGCCAGTGTCAACGCCTACCTGAGCCTTAGCAGCTGCAACGATAGCTCTTCCACGTACGTACATGTGACGTCCTACTGGTCCATAGGGACTATTAAGAGTAAAGTCTAGCGTAGTCTTACGAAACACTATACGAGTGTTTCCAAAGCTTACTCCTAGGCCGCTGCCTGCAGACAAACGCGGTGTGCGTACTCTTCCCATTCTTTGAAAGCGGCGTGCTTCTCGCTGCGCCATAGTAATTAACGGACTGTCACGTATGATTCCAAAAAGTGGCATTATGGAACGACCATAGTCAGTTGCATAGCCGTTGTTTGAAAACCACCGTCAAAACCAGAGCTATCAGCCGTGGCGATTACACCCATACCAAACTCGTCTGGCTCCCACTGATCTAGTCTATTAAGTAGACGCATAAACATCCACGCATCAACGACGGCTGCCTCAGAACCTTCTTGAATCTTGTCTGCAGAAGGAGCTTTGCCGTTCTGGCCAACGACAGGAATTTCACGTGAAATAGAAATAGTAAGTACAGCACTTCTTGGCATCGTGCAACGTTGTGGTGATCCCGCCTGGTCGCCAGGTGTTCCTAAGTACATTTGCATGAAGGAAACAACTAGCTGCTCACAGTCAATCGCAGGCTCGCCCACGGACCAAAACCTGCGCGAAGGCAAAGGAACATTGTTTTCTTCAAATACTTTAATGGTCTTATCAAGGACTCTATCAAGAAAAACCTTAAGGCTTAAGGCATCTTCTGACACCATAGAGACGTCTGTTATTGGCATTGTGTATTCCCGTCAGTTGCGTATGAAAGTGTCTTATATGTCGTCTGAGTGCTCATAACTAACCGCCTAGAGTGTATGTAGGGGTAGGGTCAGTAGCTAGGCGAAGTTTAAGGTTTCCAGAGGCAATGTAGACAGTTTCTATGCCATCTGCCTCTGCATTATTAGGTAGATTTGCGTAAAGGTCCCAGGTTCCAGGGTCAGAGAATCCTACGTA